CGAGACATTCAGTGGGGCTGGGCACCTGTAGGCGGGGCCAGTAATTTTGATACAGAGTTAACACCAAACTACTTGGTGGCAACAGCATTTGTTGGTACAGTTACGGTAACAGTAAATTAAGGAGTCTAGTATGGACAAGAAAGATTTAGCTCAAGACAAAAAGATGATTAAGTCTGCTGTCGGTAAGCACGAGAAAAATATGCACCCCGGCAAGAAGCCTACAAAGCTTAAAGCTGGTGGCCCTACATCTGAAGATCGTATGCGCTTAGGGCGCAATCTGTCTCGCGCTGCAAATCAGGGGAAATAACATGGCCAAATTTAGCAAAAAAGTTATGGGTAAAGAAGTTGGCGACGCCGCTACTTATGCTGCACCGCACACAATGACCGGTAAAGAATTAAAGATGTCGACTAACCCCGGCAAGGATTCCAGCATCAGTAGCCTTAGCACCATGAAAATGAGTGTTGGTAACTACAACAACGGCCAGAATGAAACTAAAACTTCAGGCATCAAAGTTCGCGGTACAGGTGCAGCGACTAAAGGCTTGATGGCACGAGGCCCGATGGCATGAATTACGCCGCACTCAGCGCTAATATCCAAGCGTACACGGAGAATACTGAAGCGAATTTTGTCGCTGAAATACCCGTGTTCGTCCAACAAGCTGAGCAGCGTATTTACAACACGGTTCAATTTCCGTCTATCCGTAAGAACGTGACGGGTGTGATGTCTACAAACAACAAGTATCTTGCTTGCCCCACTGATTTTTTAGCTGTGTATTCAATGGCAGTTATTAAAGCAGATGGCACGTACGAGTACCTGTTAAACAAAGACGTTAACTTTATTCGCCAAGCGTATCCGTTGCCAACAGATACCGATACTCCAAGGTACTACGCCTTGTTTGGCCCACAGTCTACAAATGCGGCAGAGTTATCGTTCATCCTTGGCCCTACGCCTAACGCAAACTACAACGTTGAGTTGCACTATTATTTCTACCCAGAGTCCATCGTGACTGCGGGTACAACGTGGCTTGGTGACAATTTTGACTCTGTGCTTTTGTATGGTGCTTTGGTTGAAGCTTACACTTACATGAAGGGTGAGCAAGACATGATGGCGCTCTACAACGGCAAGTACCAAGAAGCACTTGCATTGGCTAAACGTCTGGGTGATGGTATGGAGCGTCAGGATGCTTACCGTTCTGGTCAATATAGACAGGCGGTGACTTGATGGCTATTGTTCAAACCCAGACCACATCGTTTAAGGCAGAGCTTTATCAAGGCATACACGATTTGACTACGGACGTTATCAAGATTGCTCTGTACACAGCTTCTGCTGACTTAAATGAAAACACAACTGTGTATTCCGTGAGCACGCCCGGGCAGATAGCTAATACAGGCACTTACGTTGCTGGTGGTGCGACATTAACACCTATTACGGTATCGTCTTCTGGGTACACGGCTTACGTAGGCTTCCCAAATGTATCGTGGACTGGGGCTATTACGGCTAGGTGCGCTTTGATCTATAACTCAAGCAAGGGTAATAAGTCCGTTGCTGTGCTGGACTTTGGGTCTGACAAGACGTCTACAACCACTTTCACAATCACAATGCCAGTAAATGGCCCAACCACTTCGTTAATTCGTAGTTCTAATTAAGGAGCCTCACATGAGCTTGGACAAAATCACCGCTACCGATCAAGTAGCAGCAATCACAAAATACAACACTACGCCTTCTGATGAGATGGGTATTAGTGGTGTATATCATGCAGTTTGCTACGGCGCTGACGGTCAGGTTAAATGGGAAGAGCCTATTGAAAACATTGTCACCACTGTTGGCCGTAATTTGACCTTGGATACCATCCTTGGCAACTCAGCCGCTGGCGCAGTTGTTATGGGGCTAAAGGGTGTGGGTACAGCAGTGGCCGCCGACACACAAGCTTCTCACGCAAGTTGGTTAGAAGTGGGTGGCACTAACGCGCCTGCTTATTCTGGCAACCGCCCTACACCTTCATTTGCTTCGGCATCTGCGGGTAGCAAGGCAACGTCTTCTGCCGTGTCATTTTCTATGACCAGTACGGGTACTGTGGCGGGTTGTTTTATTAACATTGGCGGTAGTGCAACTAAAGATTCAACCACCGGCACATTGTTCTCTGCGGGTGATTTTTCTAGCACTAAAGCTGTTGTTAATGGAGACACAATTGCGGTAACGTATACATTGACATTGACAGCAACATAAAATGGCCTTAGCTTGGGGTGATGGCGCATGGGGTGATAACGCATGGGGCGGGGGAGAGACTTTTCCTGTCAGCGTTACTGAAACTGCCCTAATCGCTGACTCTCTTGTTGGTGGATTTTACATTGAAGTAAGCGTTACGGAGTCTTTGACTAACGGCACATCGTGGGGTCAAGATGCTTGGGGTTCTGGATCATGGAGCGGTACGTCAGGTATTCAGGACATTCAGACTGTAGCTTTGACAATCAATGTGGCGGTGGATGAATCTATTGCTATTGACGAGGTTGAATCCGTTGCTGCAACATTTGCGCGTTCTGTGATTGAAACTGCAGCTATTGTTGATGCAAATGCGGCAATAACCAGCTACAACGTCAGTGTGTCGGATGCACAGGCCGTAACGGATGTAAACGCCGCGCAGACAAGTTACAACGAGAGCGTGTCGGATTCGTTAGGGATTGTGGATGTACAGACGGCGGTTGCTACATTCTTAGGTAATATATCGGAGTCGATTGCAATAGCAGAAGCACAGGTGGCTGTGCTTATTATGACCATCAACGAAACGATGGCTGTTGCAGAAGCAACGACTGTAGGAACGTATTACCAAGAGTTCTTGGATGAATCTGTGGCAATAACGGATACAAATAATGGTGGGGCAACCTACCGAGTAAGCCGAACAGAAACTATAGCTATAACGGAAACAAATGGCGGGCGATTCTTGTGGGAAATAATTGATGACACACAAGGCGTTACATGGCAAAATATTAGCAATCCACAAACACCGGGCTGGAATGCTATAGATAATACCGAAACGCCCGGTTGGACAGTAATTTCTACTCAGTAGGAGCATTGAATGGCAAAAACATCACTAATTGGTCTTCTTCTCCCGTCTACTGGCACGTTATCCGGGCAATGGGGCGGGGCTGTCAACAACGCTATTTCTGAGATTGTCGATGCGGCAGTGGCGGGCACACAAACAATTACGGTTAATACCGATATTGATCTGGCAGTTACAGAAGGCACGTATCTAAGTACAGGCCTAACAGCCAACAGCTCTCAGTATGCAGTTCTCCTGTGTACTGGCGCGCGAACAGGGGTTCGTAATATTAACGTCCCTAAACAAAGTAAAACCTATGTTGTTATTAACAACACCACAGGCGGCTTTGCGGTAACAGTTCGTGGCGGCCCTGCAACCCCTACAACTGGTGTGACTGTGTTGGCAGGGACTCGCGCAGTTATTGCTTGGGATGGCTCTGACTTTGTAAACGTGGGCGGCGGTCTGCCAGCAGGTTCAAACACTCAAATCCAGTTTAATAACTCAGGCGCATTTGGTGCTGCTGCTGGTTTAACGTGGGATGGCACAACGCTTACAGCCAATAACTTTATTGACTCATCATTGACAGCCAGCAAGCCCGTCTTTACTGACGCAAGCAAAAACTTGGTGTCTACTGGAACTCTTGGTGTGGATCAGGGCGGTACAGGTTTAACCACTTTGACTGCCAACAATGTTATTCTGGGTAACGGAACATCAACACCAACTTTTGTTGCGCCTAGCACTGCTGGTAATGTGTTGACATCTAACGGTACAACTTGGGCGTCAACAACCCCAGCCGCAACAGGCGCTACTCGCGGTCAAGCAGTGGCAATGGCTCTCGTCTTTGGTTTTTAAGGAAATATCATGGCAAATCCTAATATTGCTGGTTCATCACTCAAGATTTTTGGTACAACTACGCAACTTACCCCCGGCGGCACAACTGCTGTGGTTTTACTTGCAAACGCATCAACCAACAATCAAGTGTATAAAATTAACCAGATTGTTGCGGCTAACGTAAACGGCACTTCGGCTGTGGACACTACAGTGGCTATCTACACTAACGGCGCACAGGCTCAAGGCTCTGCTCCATCTAGCGGTACAGCTTTCCCAATCGTGTCTACAGTGTCTGTTCCTGCTGATGCTTCGTTGATCGTAACTGATAAAAGCACTGCAATATATCTAATAGAAGATAGATCAATTACGGTAACTTCTGGCACAGCCAGCGGTATTACATACAGCATCAGCTACGAAATCCTTGACGGCCCAGCTACTTAATCAGGGGTAGAAGATGTCCCAACGCTATCAAGCCAGTATTATTACTGCTTCCTATAATGGGTTGTTAGTACCTGATGCGCCTACTATTGGTGCGGCTACAGGGGGTAATGCTTCTGCATCTGTAGCCTTCACTGCCCCTGCTAATATAGGCGGTGGAGCTATTACAGGATACACAGCAACCGCCACTCCCGGCGGAGCTACGGGTACAGGTGCATCTTCTCCAGTTACAGTCAGCGGCTTATCTAATGGCACGGCTTATACATTTAATGTTACGGCTACAAACGCTTATGGTACTGGCCCAGCTAGTGCGTCATCTAACAGTGTGACACCTAGTGTTCCAGCCGCTTTGCCAATATACATCGCGCAAGGCGCAAGTAGTTACATAACTTCTCCGACTGGTACTGTAAATGGTACGGCTTATAAATTGATGGGGCCGTCTTCAAATCAAGGTTTAGGCACTAGCACAACTTTAGATTCACATACTTATTACTGTACAGATACTCTTGGGTATAGCTGGTACATTGCCGCAAATTGGGGGTATGGAACGCCAACACGTTGGAGTTCTTATAATCGCGTAGGACTTCCCGGAAGCGGCGCAAACCAAAATCCTGCATATACTACTGCCGATGCAATACCAATTTACGTGACCAACTTAAATGGAACTGTACGTTCTGGTACTAGCGCCAATACAATTTTATTTACAAACGATTACAACGCTAGTAATACTCTTTTAAAGCCCGGCTCATTTCAATTTGATGCGCTTATTTTTAGTAATGGTGCGGGGCCGGGTTTTGCAAATTGGTATGCTGATGGTAACAAGGCCGCACAAACCTATCCAAGTATTGTAACAAACGCATTTACCAATTGGAATGGAGCGTCAAATGTTCAAATCTATGATGGTGTAGGACAGGGTACTGATGACACTGGTTGGGTGTGGTGGAGGCCGCCGCTATTAACCAATGAAATTATGATAGATTTTGGAAATAGCTACAATAATCTTCCATGTCGTCTGTTTGTTTGGAATAACAATACAGGAACATTAGTTTTAGTTATGACTTTTGGTAATTTTGGCTCTATTAACACAGCCGCTGGCGCAATCAACGACCCTTTTACTAGAACCATTATCATCAAACACACTGAAGGATTTGTGTATTTCATGGGTGACGCAGACCCAACAATTGCAGGTTCTCACTATTATCTGTACAGATAAATTTTTATACTTACAGGATACCTAATGCCTAATTACTCAGGACTTTGGACACCCAGACAACAGATGCAGGCTTCAGGGGCTAATCTTTGGCCTGCTACCCCCGGTGCGCCTACCATTGGGACTGCTACGGCTGGGAACTTGTCTGCGTCCATAACTTTTACGCCCCCATCAACTGGTGTCCCAGCAATTTATACTTTTACAGCAACATCTTCACCCGGGGGTTTTACAGGTACAAGCACATCTTCTCCTGTTACTGTTTCTGGTTTAAGTAATGGAACAGCTTATACATTTACAGTTACCGCAACCAATTCTGCGGGTACAGGGCCAGCTAGTGCGGCAAGTAATAGCGTAACTCCTGCGGCTCCACCTTCTATAGAATATTTAGTTGTTGCTGGAGGCGGCGGCGGTTCAGGTGGCGGCGGCGGTGCGGGTGGTATGTTAACTGGCACAGCCGCACTTTCAGGTTCTTACACAGTCACTGTTGGTGCAGGTGGAGCACTTAATGCACAAGTAACGGCTAATGCTTCTTCTGGAGCTAACTCTGTTTTAACTGGATATACGGCAATTGGTGGCGGTTATGGTGCGGGTGCTTACACATTATCCAATGGTGGTAATGGTGGTTCAGGTGGAGGCGGCTCGCTAGGCTCCGGCTCTACAGGAACTGCAACTGGCGGAACTGCAACATCGGGGCAAGGCAGCGCGGGCGGTAATGCAACTGCTGGTAGCTATTATGGCTGGGTTGGAGCTGGCGGTGGTGGTGCTGGAGCCGTAGGTGGTAGTGCTTCAAATTATGATACTGGTGCTTCTCCTCCTTATGGCGCTCTTGGCGGGGCAGGCGCATCTTCATCTATTACGGGTTCCGCTGTAACTTATGCGGCTGGCGCACAGGCATACTTTTCAAGCACAGTTAGTGCAGATGGCACGGCAAATTCAGGAAATGGCGGAGGCGGTTCTAGAACTGCTAATGCCGGAAGTAACGGATGGAACGGTGGATCTGGCGTTGTTGTTATTGCCTACCCAAATACACTTCCTGCACTAACTATTGGTGGCGGTTTGACATACGATCAACCAACTCGCTCTGGTTACAGGGTGTATAGATTCACTGCTGGTACAGGCACTATCACTTTCTAAGGAATAAATATGGCTCACTACGCATTTTTAGATTCAGATAATCGTGTTACCGAAGTCATCGTTGGCAAAGACGAAGGCGAAGACGGTATTGATTGGGAGCAACACTACGGTGAATTCCGTGGTCAGACTTGCAAGCGTACAAGTTACAACACCTCTGGTGGTGTTCATTCAAGCGGTGGCACACCATACCGCAAAAACTACGCTGGTATTGGCTACACATACGATGCAGGGCGCGATGCTTTTATTCCACCCAGACCTTTTTCCTCTTGGAGTTTAAACGAAACAAGTTGCACATGGGAACCCCCAACACCAATGCCAGTTGAAGAAGGTAAAATTTTCCGTTGGAACGAGTCAACCGTTTTATCTTCATGGGTTGAGGTAACAGATGTCTAAGCAGTATCCGGGTGGTTTAATCACCAAGAATTCTGTAACGCCTACTGGCCCGTATTCAACCGATACCGCTTCAGGTATTTGGACGCTTGAACAACAGGCTTATTGGCAGAAACTAGGACAGTGGCCTACGGCTGGTAATATTGCACCATCGCCAACACCCTCAGTTACTTACCTTGTAGTTGCTGGTGGTGGTGGATGTGCAGGCCCATATCACGGAGGTGGGGGCGGTGCAGGCGGGTATAGAACTGCTTCAGGATTTGCTGTAAGTGGTTCAGTCACGGTAACTGTTGGTGCTGGCGGAGCTGGCACTGTAAACGGAAGTAACAGTGTGTTTTCATCAATTACTTCCGCAGGCGGCGGCGGTGCAAGTGATGGTGGTACTGGTTTAGCTGGTGGTTCAGGAGGAGGCGCTGGTGGATATCTTGCTAGTGGTGGTACTGGCACGGTTGGACAAGGTAACGATGGTGGTAATTCTGCAAGCGCCTCATCGGGTAGTCGAGGAGGCGGTGGAGGCGGTGGCGCTGGAGCAGTAGGTGCAAACTTAACAGGAACTCCACCCACAGCGCAAGCAGGTAATGGAGGTATAGGTCTTGCTTCAAGCATTACTGGAACATCTGTTTATTATGCAGGCGGTGGCGGTGGAGGTTCAGATTTTGTAACACATGGAACATTTAAGGGAATGGGCGGTTTAGGTGGTGGAGGTAACGGTGGACAACAGGGCGGAGCAGGGGATTCTGCACCTACAAATGGAACTGCAAATACAGGCGGAGGGGCTGGTGGTGTAAGTCCTGCTTTAACATCAGTTAACGGTGGTTCTGGTATTGTCATTATTTCCTACCCATCAACTTATCCCAACCTCTCATCTATTGGTAGCGGCTTGACCTACGCTTTAACGGTTTCTGGTGGTAACAAGATTTATACGTTTACCGCTGGCACAGGAACCGTGACGTTTTAGCCATGTGGGACTGGGCTGAAGCATTCATTGCGGCGGCCTGTCTAGTGGCCTTCGTCATCTATGGCACGTACATAATTGCATGGAGTATGGTGTGATAAATGCGATGGCTCATCCTGTTACTGCTGTTGGGGCTAGTTGG